ATTCGATACTTTGGGAATGATTTCATGCCTGCAATCGCAATGTTTTCACTTCGTGAAGACGGACATACACGAGCACTCAAATTAAACGAAAAAACTGCTATCAAGAATGAAACCTCTATTCTCATTGAACGTCGTAAACCGAACGATGGATCAATTATAGCTATTGATGGATTAGGATTAGAAGCTCGAGTTGGATTATTGATGGATGGCGTGATTGATTGGGAACCTGTATGCGATGCATACTGGAAAACCTATCTCTGGACACTTGAATACTTTACAACTTCGCGAGTTCCTGATTGGTGTTGGTTTTATCCTTATTCAGATGCACCTCTTTTACAGACATTATCAGACTTTGATCCTCCTTCATCGATTACATGGGAATATCCAACTCCTCATTTTCATGTAGGACATCAACTTCAGTTCATTTTACCATGTGCTTCATTACGCAAAGCAAAACGACGTGTTAAATTCATCGACGAATCCTATGAAGAAGAAAAAGATATGCGACCTATCTGGATGAAACGATACACATGGGAAAGCGAACCACTTATATCGTTACCATGGGATCCAGCGCGTCCATTTACTTGCGTAAACGAAATCCGCTTGTCGTCATCACCATCCGACCCCCTGCAGGTTGAAGTGTAGGACGCAATGGTTCATCGGATCTACGTATAATTTGCATAAACGTGTTATCTTCAGATAACCCTACTTCAAATTCATTACTTCGCGGACTCATGTAATTCGTCTCAATTTTCTTCATTTCATGAATACGTTTCATAGCTGCAAGTCCAGAGGAATCCTGGAAGATCCTCCAATGACGCGTAATGTGATTAATGTAGGTAAATCGGAATGTATTTGATTTATTGTACTGAACATTCTTACGCAACACATCAAAACAGGCTTGTACAGTTGAATAGATAGGTTTATTCAAACGTTTATTCACTTCGTTATGAGCTCTGAATGTAAACATCATGAACTCGTGACGTGAATAGAGCATGTTAGGATACGTTGCACGGTAATTCGCGAGCATTTCTGCAAAATGTCCTTGGCAAGTAGGACATGTAATCGTATCTCGAAACATATCGAGCCATTTGGTCATCAATTGACGTTCTGATTCGGAAGGTTTGTCTGGATATAAAGACGCTGCTGAATGTAGTGTCATCCATCCAAGTGGACCCCATATACTCGTCATTAGTCTTTTACGGTGAAATCATTCCAGCTTCTGTTCCGCCTTCTAGGATCGTTCGAGCTAATTCACGAGGTGTTTTGTCGCTGACTTCTAATTTAGATTTGCGTAACTTATCACGAACCTGTTTATCGCTTAATGTTTTGAGAGTTCCTTGTGTGCGTTTACGTCTTTGAAGTTCACCTTTTCGAGTCAGTATGCGAAGAACACCTGGTTTGAAAGGAGGACTCTTTGCAGGATCTTTAACACCTTCAATGACTCGCGCAGTTTTTCGATTTGACTTTCTTAAAATTCCCTGTGGAAAGGTCTTTGTATTCTTTTGTGTTTTCCGTTTAGCTTCGACATGGTCGACCTTATTAATTTGAATTCCTCCTTCGGGCATCTCGTTTACTCAAAACGGATACTCGTTATTTACAGACGAAGCGGGGCATTCTAACAGTATGACTGAATGGGAAGCTGTTCAAGCGTATTTCGCAAAGGGTGTTCGTCGTCTTGTAGATCATCAGATTGAGTCCTTTGAAGATTTCATTCGCACAAAGCTACCTCTCATTGTTCAATCCACTGCTCCAATCACTGTATGGCACGAACAAGATGAAACCACTAAGAAGTACAAGTATGAATTCCGTCTATCCTTTGAGAACGTCACATATCTCAAACCTCGCCTTCAAGAAGCAACTGGACGCGTAAAACCTATGTTACCAATGGAAGCACGTGTACGCAGCTTTACCTATGCATCTCAAATGTACGCAGATATTCGATTCGTTGCACGAACCTATGCAGCTCCACTCTTCGACACCTTTACCGAAGAATTCCGAGTCTTTGAAGGTATTTCGATGGGTAAACTTCCAGTGATGTTAGGCTCTTCCCTCTGTCTTCTCAAAGACTATCCAGCATCGATGACGGACATGGGTGAATGCTCTCACGATCCATTAGGCTACTTTGTCGTTCACGGATCTGAACGTACCATTCTCTGTCAAGAGAAGGTAGCGGACAATCGTATCATGATCTTTCAGAATAAGAAGACTTCATCCAAGTACTTGTATTCCGTCGAACTCAAAAGTCTACACGAATCCTTCACGACACCTCCTAAGAAGCTTGAAATTCGCCTAAGTTCAAAGTTCAATGGATTCGGATATCCAATGGTGGTATGCGTTCCTCGATTCCGCGAAGACATTCCATTAATGGTCTACTTCCGTGCACTCGGTGTGATTGATGATCATACAGTAGCCCGTATCGTCTGGGGAGATGAAAAGGATACCCATGTAGAACTCTTAGCAGCTTCATTCCGTGATACTTCAGAGATGGGAATCTTTACACAAGACGATGCAGTTCGTTACTTGACAAATCACCTTCAATACGGAACGAATCAAGAAGACAAGTGTGCCTACGTACGACATCTTCTGACTACCGAGTTCCTTCCTCACGTTCGATTCGCAGGCGAAACCACTACACCTGAAATCCTCAATGCTCGTCGAACGATGTTAATGGGATCTATGATTCGTCGATTACTTCTCACATACTGCAAGCACATTCCACTCGACGATCGAGATGCGTATCCGAACAAGCGTGTAGTGACTACAGGTGCTCTGTTAACTCACCTGTTTCGTCAGCTCTTCCAGAAAGTCTGTAATGATACGCGCAATGAGTTTGTACAGGAAGTCAATAACGACGGATGGAAGAAATCAGGACAACCACTTGAGATTCTCAATATCAACAACCTCTACAAGATTCTCAAAGTATCTACGATCGAAGGGAAGATGAAACAAGCGCTTGCGACAGGTAACTTTACAGTTCAAGGAATGGGAACCAACAGTTCAACCTCCTTATCCAATGCGACCAAAGTCGGTGTTTCACAAGTTCTCGCTCGAATGTCGTATGCTGCAACACTCAGTCATTTACGACGTATTCAGACTCCCGTTGAGAAATCGGGTAAGTTATTAGCACCTCGTAAACTTCACGGTACCTCGTGGGGATTCATGTGTCCCGTTGAAACTCCAGAAGGTCATTCAGTAGGTATTGTGAAGACGATGTCACTTCTCACTTCCATCTCTCAACACGTACCTTCGTCAACGATCCTTCACTTCCTCTCGGATCTAACCGTACAATGGATCACAACGCCTAAAGTCTATGAAGGCACATCCATTACAGTCAATGGTGTTCTAGTAGCCTATACAAACGATCCGCTCACAATCGTACAGTCAATGCGAAACGCTAAGCAGACACTACGTCTTCATCCACATACGTCTATTGCATGGTACACGTTAATGAACAGTATTCTTATTGAAACCGATGGAGGACGTGCAGTTCGACCTGTGTTTAGAGTCGGCGCTTCAGAACCTGTTGGCGAAGCACGTAAAGACTGGAACGCATGGCTTCGATGCTGTGTTGAATACATTGACGCATCCGAAACTGAAACCCTTCGTATTGCACTGACTAAGAGTGAAGTCACAACACATTCACATTATGAAATTCATCCATCCATGCTTGTCGGACATATGGCTGGAACCATTCCATTATCCGATCACAATCAGTCACCTCGAAACACCTATCAATCGGCAATGGGTAAACAGTCGATGTGTATCTACGCAACGAACTTTGCGAAACGTCTTGATAAGAACGCGTATGTCTTATGTTCGATCTCTCGTCCGATCGTTGAAACACGATCCATGAACATTCTCAAGATGCAAGAGATGCCCTTCGGAATGAATGCAATCGTAGCCATCGCATGCTACGGAGGATATAATCAAGAGGATTCAATCATTATGAATCGCAGTGCAGTGAATCGTGGATTCATGCGTGGACTCTATTACACGATGTACAAGGACGAAGAGCATCGTAACGTCACATCCGGTCGCGAAGAGAAGTTCATGCGGCCTCATAAACACAATACACGCAAGTTCAAAAATACAAGCTATGCAGCAATCGGAGAGAATGGAATTCCACTTCTACATGCAAACATTGATGAAAACGATGTTGTAATTGGAAAGGTCGTCAATCTACGTCACGATACAGCAGGATACCCCTTTCGAGATGCATCTACGACGCATAAGAATGCAGAACCAGGACGAATTGACGGTGTGTGGCAAGACAAGAACTCGGACGGGTATCCCTTCGTAAAAGTACGCGTTGTCTCTGAACGCGTTCCTCAAATCGGAGATAAGTTCAGTTCTCGACACGGTCAGAAAGGAACGGTTGGAATGTTATTGAACGAAGAAGATATGCCCTTTACAGCTAGCGGTCTTCGTCCAGATCTGATTATGAATCCACACGCTGTGCCTTCGCGTATGACGATTGCGCAGCTAATGGAGTGTATCTTCGGTAAGATTTGTGTTCGTACAGGAAACTTAGGTGACGGAACTCCGTATTCCCATCTTAAAGTCGATCAGTTGCGTGAACAAATGCTTCATTACGGAATGCATCCTTACGGCAACGAGATCCTCTACAATGGACAAACTGGCGAAATGATTGAAGCTGAAATCTTCATGGGACCTACCTTCTATCAGAGGTTGAAACACATGGTGATTGATAAGAAACATTCTCGAGCACGTGGACCGATCGTAAGTCTGACTCGACAGCCATGTGAAGGACGATCTCGCGATGGTGGATTGCGTGTAGGAGAGATGGAACGTGATTGTATGATCTCTCACGGAGCGTCCGCATTCACTAAGGAACGACTGATGGATGTATCGGATCCATTCATGACAGGTATTTGTAAGAGCTGCGGTACGTTAGCAGTTGTCAATCCAGAAGAAGGATTGTATTCTTGCGGATCGTGTGGAAATCAAACGGACTTCGTTCAAAAGACCATTCCATACGCGATGAAGTTGTGGATGCAGGAACTCGAGGCTATGCACATTGTACCACATATGGTTATGGAATAGAGTCTTGATCGGATAAAGCTACAGGTCTATATCGCTTACTGAATATTTTGACTAGGCCATAAATACCACATCCAATTCCACACGAGGTTAGAATACAGACAACGAATACTGCCATATATTGATCTTGATCCATTCCTATTTTTACTCAAAGGTCCATATAAACCGCATACAGATTAACAATGTATTATAATCATTGAATGTCCTTAGAGATTGTGATGGGTCCTATGTTTGCGGGTAAAACATCGTACGCATTAAGCCTTGTGCGGAAATACACCGCTCAAGGTCTACGCGTGTTGGTTGTAAAACCAGCCATTGATACTCGATTTCAGAACTTAAATGAGATTACAACTCACGATGGTGATTCACTTCCATGCTTTACAACCGATACGTTGAATAGTTTGACTAAAGACTTTCTAGACCCTTTTTCAGTGATTATTCTTGATGAAGCTCAGTTTTTTAAGGGACTTGTTCCTTTTGCAGAGTTTGCAGTGGATACACTTCGTAAATCCGTCTACTTCATCGGACTGTCAGGTGATTCGAATCGACGCCCATTTGGTGAGTTTCTCAACACGATTCCTCTTGCAAACAAGATCACACACTTAACGAGTTTATGTATTTGCGGACAACCTGCTCATTTCAGTCGAAGGATTTATTCAGGATTTGATCAGATAGCGATTGGTGGTTCAGAACTCTACGTTCCTCAATGTAGACAGTGTTTTGTTTACAAGTAGAAATCATTCGCATTCACATGTTGAAATAGATCAGGTTTACCTTGATTCAATGCTGCAATGGACTGTTCAGAAGGTGATTCGATTGCAATGGGGTAGACAAATGTATCCCGTCGAACACCTAAGACTGTATCAAACATGACCCAATCTGTCACAAAGTGAGATTGATATGGTATGGATACATCGTCTACTTCAAAGAGTTTGCAGAATTTAGAAGCCCATTCACGAGTAATCATGTAACATTGAGCTCCCCAAGGATTTGAAACACCTACGTTTCGAATCAAGTACTCTCCACCTACTTCACTCCATTGACCGCTAGGAATGTTAATGTACCCTAACGATAGAATGTCTGTTGTTCCTGATAACATATGTGGAATTACCGCTTCTATTAATCGATTGAAGTCTTTGTGAAATCTCACATCGTCTTCAATAATGATTGCAAGAGGATCACCTGAATCCACCAATGCCTGCATACATCGAATATGTCCTAACGTAGCTGCACACCCTGTTGGATAGGAAGTTCCTCGCTCGAAACAGGTAGCTCCACGACGTAGTACTTCTGGATCGTCTTTAAGTGGTGATTGAATCAATACAATGTCGAGGTTTAAGGGTGCTGCGGCAGCTTTAAGACGTTCGCCGCGACCAGTATCGCAGTTGACTGCATAGATGCGCATTTTTTAAAAACGTCGTCCTATATGTAGATTCTTGCTGAAGAAATTTTGTTGCTGAGTATCATACAACGAAATGGGTGGTGGTCTTCTTCAACTCGTGTCTTATGGTGCGCAGGATATCTACATCTCTGGTAACCCCCAGATCACTTTCTGGAAGGTTCTGTTCAAACGTCACACAAACTTCGCAATGGAGTCCATTGAGGTGACATTCAACGGTCAAGCTGACTTCAACAAGCGCGTTACAGCCATCATCAACCGTAACGCCGACTTGATGTTCAGAACCTACATCCAAGTGGTTCTCCCAGCAGTCCAACTCGACGGCTCTAACAACAACACAGTCACCCGCTTCAGATGGTTGAACTACATTGGTCACCGAATGATCAAGACTGTTGAGCTCGAGATTGGTGGTCAGCGAATTGACAGACAATATGGTGACTGGATGCAGATCTGGACCCAGTTGACACAAGATGCAGGTACCATCAAGTCACTCGATGAGATGATCGGTAACACCCACGACCTTGTTTTAATGAAGGATCGCAAGGGTTATGCATTGGATGTTTCCTGCGCCGGTGCAGAGTTAACCAACTCTTGCGCTCCCCGTGCTGGCACACCTGCACGAACCCTCTACGTTCCTCTCCAGTTCTGGTTCTGCAGAAATCCTGGTCTTGCAATCCCACTCATTGCTCTCCAGTACCACGAGGTCCGTATCAATGTTGAGTTCGAGCAATGGATCAACTGCTGCTACTATGAGATGAGCTCTGGTTCACCACCAACTGCAATCCAGTCACTCACAGCTGCGTCATTGTACATTGACTACATCTACCTCGACACTGAGGAGAGACGCAGATTCGCCCAACAGACACACGAGTACTTGATTGAGCAGCTCCAATTCACTGGCGCAGAGAGCATTACCAGCTCTTCCAACAAGATCCAGCTCAACTTCAACCACCCAGTCAAGGAGCTTATCTGGGTTGTTCAACGTGACTCATTTGTTGACTGCTCTCAACCAGCACCTAGCTACATTGCAGAGGTCAATGGATGCCAGCCATTCAACTACTCTGATGACTTCTCCACAGAGGGTGTTATCATGGACGTCCTCGCACGTGGTGCACTCGGCGGACAGGCTGTTAATGTAGGACAAATCCCAACAGTCGGACTTGCAGGCGATCAAGGTCCTTACCTTCCAGGTTTGGGAATTGCAGTCGGTCCTTCATTGTCTGGCTCCAGCTGGTTGGACTCACAACTCGGTCCAGGTGGTAATGATCAAAACATCCTCTTCGAGGACACAACCAACTACCTTCTCGCAAAGGTTATCCTCGACTCAGGCACTCGCTGTACTGGTAAGACACCTACTGAAGTCGCCAAGCTCCAACTCAACGGCCAAGACCGATTCACTGAGCGCGAGGGCCGATACTTCAGCTACGTGCAACCCTACCAACACCACAGCCGAACACCAACAGCTCCAGGTATCTGCGTCTACTCCTTTGCACTCAAGCCAGAGGAGCACCAGCCATCAGGCACCTGCAACTTCTCCCGTATCGACAAGGCAACACTCCAACTCACTGTTTCAGTCAACACAGTGCGGGCTGGACGAACAGCTCAGGTCCGAGTCTATGCAGTCAACTACAACGTTCTCCGTGTCATGAGCGGCATGGGAGGTCTTGCATACTCCAACTAAACTTGAAATTAACTAATAAAAACCAACTACTGTGTTTGGAAACCCAAAAACAGTTGTGAGTTCAGTACTAATGGATCTTATTCATTTCATACTAACGGGCGGAAAGGATAACATGGTAGGTGGATTCTTCTCTGTCTTCTTCTTCCTCTGTAACGCATATATACACTCAAAGAAAACCAACACTCCATTGTATATCGCTCATGCAGACTGGCCTTACAATCGATGGCACGACTACTTCACAACGTTAGACTTAAAAGAGAATTACTACGCATCCCGTGTACGATGTATGCATTTGAACATGCCTAGTGGATGGAAGTATCCATTGGAAGAATACATAATAGCAGTTCGTGAGATTTTTGTATTGAAAGAGCATCTTACCGCTAGAATTGAATCGATCGTGTCTTCACTTGGACCATTCATTGGACTGTTCGTTCGAAGAGGCGATAAACTCTTTGAAGAAGCGAAGTATATTCATGTGAAGGATATCCTCAAACAGATTGAGTATACTGAATCTACTACGTTCTTTGTGCAAACGGACGACTATACCGTGATTGAAGAACTACAACAAGAACTGCCTAACAATAAGATCGTTACGATTGTTCCGACTACGAAACGTGGTTCGTATCACAATAAGTTCTTTAGAGAGCGTGAAAAACGACATGATATACAATCCTTAGAAGAGAAGTCAAAACAGCAAATACAGATTGAAACCGAAGAAATGTTGGTAGGATTGATGGTGTGCATGCGAGGTACAGAGTGTTGGACAGACGATACTTCGAATGTGGGTCGATTCATGAAACTATACAGTCCTGATATAGTCAAGATATACCCGAAGGATTATTCGCTCATACCCTCTACGATCTGTCATCCTGCATGGAGTCTTCGATAATAGTGAGACAATTTACACAGTGTCATTACAATCTTGTTAAAATGACTAGTACAATAAAAGGTAATGGTCGTTTATGTAATAATATCATTCGCAATATAGCAGTTAGTCTCATTGCAGAAAAACATGACTTATCTGTTGAATATTCATATCAACAAGAGATGGATACACTTGGGTTAAAGTTATTCTTCGGTACTCGTAGTTATACAGATACAATTCTATTAACTGAAGACAATTATTTTCAACTATTCGAAAGTGAGTATTTGAAAGCTAATTTGGATCCTAATTGGAACTTTTTTCAAAGGATTGATACCGTACAGCTTATTCGCAACTATCTAAACAGTAAAAGTATCAAAGAGTCTATCCTATCTAAAAATCCATTTACTAGTCGATTTTCAAGCAATAACGATGCGTTTATACACGTTCGTTTAACAGATGTCAGGGATGCTAATCCTGGATTAACATATTATCTCAAAGCACTCTCGATGATTTCATTTGATACTCTTTATATTGCGTCTGACGATTTTGAGGATAGTATTATTACAGGTATTGTAGACGTATATCCTAATGCAAAATTACTTCGTGTATCTGAAGTTGAAACGATTCAGTTTGGAAGTACATGTAAACATGTCGTTTTATCACATGGTAGTTTTTCAACAGTTATTGGGTTGTTATCCTATTTTTCAGAAGTAATGTATCCACAACATTCTAAAAAACAATTATGGTATACACGATCTACATTTGATATACCTGAATGGAGAATGATTGATTTTGACTTAGAGTATTGAGTTAGTATACTAACCATAAGAATGTCATTTGAAGGTGTTTCGTATCGTATGGCGGATAATTGGTTTGGAATTGTACCTGCACCGAATGGACCTATTCGCTATCTAGAAATTGGAACGTTTTATGGTGCAAATTTGTTTTCAGTAGGAAAAACCTATGCATCGCATCCTGAGAGTCGTATGTATTGTATTGATCCGTGGACTGACTATGTAGACTATCCTGAGTATAAGAATCAACAAGAGTCAGTCTATGAAACCTTCACGCGAAACCTTGAGAATAGCGGACAGAAGGAAAAGATCACAGTTGTTCGCGGTTTCTCTCATATCGAAATCCCCAAATTTGAAGATGACTTTTTCGATATAATCTACATTGATGGAAATCATGA